CTGCGCGGCGCGGCTCCGCCTTCCGGTTTCTTGTCGAGCATTTTCATTTCGCGGCCTTTGATCTCGGTCGTGTAGCGCTTCACGCCTTCTTTGTCGGTCCACTCGCGAGTTTGAAGCGAGCCTTCGACATAGACTTTCGATCCTTTGCGGAGAAACTCGCCGCACACTTCGGCGATGCGGCCGAAGAACGCAATCTTATGCCACTCGGTCCGCTCGCGTTGCTCGCCGGTTTGCTTGTCTTTCCATCGTTCGGAAGTCGCGACGTTGAAGTTCGCGCAAGCGTCTCCGCTCGGCATATATCGAACCTCGGGATCTCCGCCGAGGTTCCCGATAATCATTACTTTATTGAGCATTGTTTCCGTCTCCCGTTTCCGTGTCTTTACTGATAACTTCGCCCGTCGCTTTGTCTACGTCCGCCGGCGGCTCTTCGGCCGCTTCGCCGACGCCGAGGACCGACTTAATCCGTTTCGTCGTTGTGTCGCCTTTCACTTCGGGAGCGTCCACAACTTCGTATTCTGCCTCGATGATTCGCTCGGCTTCGTCGGCGTCATGGATCCCGACAAACCCGAAGCCGATCCGCGCGGCTTGAATCAAAGCCTTGTGACGGAGCATCCGCTTCGTGTGCGTTTGCCACGGTCCCTTGATCGTGTTTCCGTTCTTCACGAACGGCGGCCGGTACACTTCGTCGAAGTACTCGCGAACGGTGACGGTGTGCGCGCGGTCCGATCGGTGAATGATGACTTCGCACCACGACGGACAATCCTTATGTTCGCCGTTCTTCACGATGTCTTCGGAATAAACGAACTCCAATCCGTCGAAGGCTTTATGCTCGTTGATGATCCGAGCCCAACCGTCGACGCCGACGACCGGGACGATTCCGCCCTGATCGGGATAGGCGTAAATCTCTTTCGTCCACGGATTGAGGTTGTATTGATCCGCGACGACGATCAACGCCGCCATTTGTTCGTTAGTGATCTCGACGGCGTTCCGGCCTTTCTGTTTGAACGCAGTCGACTTGAGAGTCGTCATCATTATGGCGGGATCGAGCCCGTATTTTCCTGCGAACTTTTGAATCAGGGAAACCGACTTCTCGGCTTTGTCTGTGGTCGCAACTTGCTTCGTGTCGTCGGTCATGATTTCGGTTCCTCGGTGATTTTAAGATTCGGCCGGAACGTTCGGATCGACTTCGGCGAAGAATACTCTTCGTATAGTCCGGGGTGAGCTTGGTCGAATGACTTGCGATTGAACTGCGAGCGATCCGAGTTACTCCACGTCGCGATCTTCTTCCCGTCGTGCATCAAAGCGACGGCGTCTCCCATCGATGCCTTGATTTGATTTCGAAGTCCGTCGTCGTGAGCTTTGAGCTTCTTGATCTCGGCGTGAACTGTTTTCAGTTCGCCGTGGATCAATGCGATTTCTTCCGACGCATCGATCGCGAGTTGTGTCGCCGTCGGATATGCGAGATCGATCTCGACTCCGGTCTTCGGATCCGGCTCGATGCCTTTCAAGATATGATCGGTCCACCATGTCCGAATTTTCTCCGATAGAAAGTTCCCGAGTTCTTCGTCATACTCGATCCGATAGATCTTGAAGTCGCCACCAATGTCGGCGGCAAGATGCCACACTCGCCAACCGGTCACGATCATGTAATGTAAACATTGAATCAAATAGTACGGCGGAACGTCATCGGTTCCGGCTTCGCCGAAGTGCATCGCCATGCGCCAATTCGCGGTTTTTGCTTCGAGTCCCTCTTTCTTTCCGACGATGCGTCGATCGATATGTCCTACCATGAAAGGGAAGTCGGGATTCGTCAAAGTTTTGTTGACGCGATGCGCAACGAGATCGGTCTCTTCGGAGAACCATTTGCAAACAAGCGCTTCCATATCGTTGCCGCGCTTGACCGCAAACTTCTCGGAAATATCTTCGGGGATAACCTGCCCGGTCTTCTCTTGCCAAAGTTCGTACGGCGTTTTGTACGGGTTCAAATAAAGAAGCGTCGCGGCATCGGATCCACCGATTCCGGTCTTTCGTTTTTCAAGTTGTTCAGTCGTAAGCATGGTCGTTTAATCCTCTGGTCTTCGGTCGAGGCGTCGACTTTAATCGATGTAATTCACGAACGCAAGCCGCGCGAAATCCCTGTTTTTGTAGGGTGAAACGACAAAAGCGGCGGAGCATTATAAGCGCTTGTTATGCCGGGGGAAATGGCGATCGTCTAGCAAATGCTATAAAAACTTAGCACGTTTTTAAGTGACGGAAAAACCGAGAAAACGGCGCGTGAAACCGGCCGCAAAAACACGACAGTTTTTTTTCGTAAGTCATTGGGTGGCCCGAGCGTTTTTCCGATCGTCTAGCAACTGCTATCAATTTGTAACTAGATAAGAAGAAGATAAAGATATAAAACCCTTGCGCGCTTCGCGCTTTTCGGGGGAGACGAAAAAGCTTGCGTGAAAGAATGACTTCAACTAAAGTCGACGCCGATTTGAACCGACGACCAACAACGGGACAGCGAACGCTTGAACTTTTTGAAAATCAGAAATTGGTCCGACTTCCAACACTACAAAACTTGTCGGCATCCGCCGCCGTGGATTAAACTTCACAACGAGATCTTGACGTCGCGAACTTGGGTCTCATGCGACGACACGAATCGCGCTCTCATGATCGCGTTAATGTTGATCGCTTCACGATGCAACAACCGGATTCCGCTCGACGAAGTTTATTTGATGCGAGCTTGCTATCTTTCCGAGCCGTCGGATTTCTCAATGCTTCTCGATCTCGATTTTATTCGGGTCATCAATGACGAAGGCGAAGCCGTCGAGGATCCCGCCGTTCAACTTAAACTCAAGCCGCCGAAGACGCCGCCGAAGAAGCGAACCGCGAAGAAGAAACACGACGAGCGCTTTCCTGAATTTTATGACATATATCCGCGCAAGAGAGATCGCGCGACGGCGCTTCAAAAGTGGATCACGAAAAAGCTTGATTCAAAAGCCGACATGATCATCGCCGACGTAGCGAACCGGATCAAAAACGATCCACAGTGGGCGAAAGACGGCGGGAAATATATTCCGCATCCGTCGCGGTATCTACATCGCGAACTATGGAACGACGAAGTCGAGTCGAAAACAAAACGAACCGACGAACTCGGACAAATACCGGAAGACCGCCGATGGTGACGACATATTACGATCAGTCCGAAGGCTCCGTCGTCGGTGCGTGTATTCAAGACAACGACGCGTATTGGAAAGTTGCCGGCATGGTTCGACCGTCTGATTTTGCGTCGGCGTTTCTTTCGACGGCGTGGTCGCTTATTGAAGCGGCCGCGAATCGTGGCGACGCATTCGACGCGGTTAGTTTGGCCGAAGAGTCGGATCTCGAACTCGGCGCGCTTGTCGCGCTCGCAATGGATACGCCGGGATCGGCGAACGTCAAATCTTATGCGCGGATCGTTCGCGATCGAGCGACAGTCCGAAGCGCGACCGCCGAGATCGAATCATGTCGAGAGCGGCTCGTCGGCGGAGATAAAACGGCAATCGCCGAATTACAATTGAAGCTCGAAGCGCTACATCGAACCGACAAGCCGTCGACGAATTTTAACGAAGCGTTGATCTCCGGGCTCGATGACATCGAGAAAGCACAAGAGCGCGCGAGCGTCGGCGGACTCGTCGGCGCTCCGACCGGAATCGAGTTGATCGATCGCCGGCTCGGTGGATTGTCCGGCGGGAAACTGATCATTCTCGCGGCGCGTCCGTCACTCGGAAAAACATCGCTCGCGCTTCAGGCAGCACAAGCGGCGGCGGCGGTCGGTTATGGCGTCGGGATCATGTCGCTCGAAATGGGAGCGAGCGAGATCGCGGTTCGTGCGTTCGCTCACCAGTACGGCGTGAACAACACGGCGTTAGCCGCCGGCGACCGAAAGACCGTCGCGGCTCTTACGCGGAAGATCTCGGACGACCGGGAGAAAATGGAAAAGGTGAAGTCGCTCTCGATCCATATTGACGAAGACACGTTCTCGCTTTCTGGGATCGTTGGGCGAATCACGGAATGGTCGCGGAAGCATAATATTCAACTCGTCATCGTCGATCACTTACAGTTGATCGAAGTCGAGAAAGGACTCAATCGGAACGACGGTCTCGGCGAGATTACCCGAGCCCTGAAGATCCTCGCGAAGCGTCTTGATATTCCGGTGATGCTTCTTTGCCAGTTGAACCGAAGCGTTGAGCGCGAACAACGAAAGCCGCGACTCTCGGATCTCCGCGACTCTGGAAACATCGAACAAGATGCGGACATCGTCATGACGCTTCACGGTCCGCTCGAAACGAACGACAACGGAACGCGCGAAGTTGAGATCGGGTTTCTCAAGTTTCGCGGTGGGCTCGTTGGTTGGGCCGGAACCGTGATGTTCAACGGACCGACGCAAACGTTTCACCGAATGGAATTCCGCTATGCCACTCCGTGACGTAATGGAATCGACGGAGATCGCGAAAGCCGAGACCGTCAAGCAAGAGCGATCGCGAGACGAAGAACGCGCGAGAGTCCGCGCGAAACTGTCGGAGCGCGACCGCAATTTTATTGATAAGATCTTGAGCGCGTTTCCGGGCGCTCGGCTTGTCGCAATCCGTTTCGAAGACGGCGAACAATTGGGAGTAATGAGTTGAACGCAATTGAATTTCGAAAGTACAAATATCGGTTGATGATGTTGGCCGCGCATAACGCGCTTCAGGCTCCGCAAATTACGGAGATCAAAGTCGCGTCGAAAGATCTCCGCGAAATACTGAAGCATTATTCGGACGATCCCGCGTTTCAAAAAGATGCGGCCGGGAATTTGCTCGTTCTTCCGCATTCGACTTCGGAGCATGGTTGCCGGTTGGTTGCGGCATGAACAAGAAATATATTTCCGTCGACGCAATCGAAGACGTCGTGATCGAGTCGCCCGAGTTAACGTGTCGATCGTGTCGACATTCGGGTTCGTATATGTCGGAAGAAGACGGTCTCGTCGACTTGTTTTGCCAGAAAGATGCGACGCCGCATCCGACGGTTTGCGGTTCGTTTGAATCCGAGAACGCGAACGATGCCGATTAGAAAGAGCCTTTCGTCACTGTACGAAGCGAAGGCCGCAATGCGTCGAGCAATTCTCGGCGCGGCAACTTACGACGGACCGGAAGCGCAACTCTTTGTCGCGATCATTGAGCAAGCCGTCTTCGACGCGCATCTTCAATCGACCGCCGGCGTTGCGAGCGCGACGAAGGTTGTCAAAGATGCTCGCGGATATTTCACGACCGACGGCTTTCAGTTTATTTGCGAACTTCTCGGCGTTGATCCCGATTGGGTTCGCAACATGACGAGCGCGATCGGTAGCGTTGCGCGCGATCGTCGTGGCGACGAATACGATCTCGCCATCGTTCCGCGAATAAGACGCCGGCGGCGAGCGGTTCACAGTAGAAGGGACAAGGGAAACTTTTTCAATGAGTAACGAAAACGAACAAAGCGCTTTGATCGTCACGCGACGACCGGCGAAAGAATTAGTCGATGGAACGCTCCGCGTTCAAATCGATGTCGAACCAAACGATCGCCGACTCTTTCTCGACTTGTTTCCCGACGTCGGGGATCCGATGGCGGTCGCAAAACTTTCGGACGAAGTCGTTCGTGCCCACCAACAAAAAACGGCATTCGCGGATCCGCCGAAGAAGAAGTCGAAGGGCGACCACGGACAGTTCGCGAAGTGGCTTGTTCAAGTTGGGTTCTTTCGTCGGGTTGAGGTCTGGAAAATGGCCGGACGCGACTCTGATTATCTCGAATGGTTGAAGTCGCAAAAGTGTTGCGTCGTCGCCGGCAAGAAACACGAAGGCGACATCGTGCCGGCGCACGTTCGACGAATTGCGAGCGGGGCGGGAACGGGAATCAAGCCGGAGTATTCGGCGGTTCCGATGTGCGACTTTCACCACAAATTGCAACACTCGAAAGGCGAGTCGGGGATCGGCGGAAAAGAATTCATTGATCGGCAACGAGTGAAGCATCTTGAGCGATGGTCTCGTGAGCGCATTCGCGAACGAATGGGATTCGCGTCATGGTCGGAGATCTCACCCGCCGCGCTTTTGGTTCATGTCGGTGACGGATTTATTTTGAACATCC